ATCTCAAGGTCAAACTGCGAGACATGCGCGGAGCTGCTATTAAAAAAGGCGGTGAGTTTAGTCTGGAAAATCTAGTGTTCAAGGAACTACGCAATCGTGGTTACCTGGACAAGATGAGTAAATATAGCAAACAACTACAGGATCAGGAACTGAGTCTTTGATGAAGTATAAGACCATATGCATAAGTGATACACATCTGGGCACCAAGGATTGCAAGGCCGAGTTATTAAATAACTTCCTTAAGCATCACGAGTGTGATAATCTTTTTTTAATTGGTGACATCATAGACGGCTGGAAGATACAGCAGAACCGCTGGCGCTGGAAAAAGAGCCATACCAAGGTCATAGGACGCATATTAGAATATGCAAAGCGAGGCACTCGTGTCACCTACATCACAGGCAATCATGACGAGTTTTTACGTCCTTTTGTTACTAAGTTTTCCCTGGGTAATATTCTGGTATGTAATCATGCCGAGTATACAGACACTGACGGCCGTCGCCTGTTACTTACTCATGGTGATATGTTTGATGGTATTACTCGTCTAGGTCGCTGGATTAGCTTTTTAGGTGACTATGCCTATGATCTGGTGCTGTGGATCAACACTCACTTTAATTATGTACGACATCGCATGGGGTTTGGTTACTGGAGTCTGAGCAAGTTCCTAAAACACTCGGTCAAGAAAGCCATAAATTTTGTCTATGAATTCGAAGACAATCTCATTGACTATTGCGAACGCAAAGGCTATGATGGCATCATCTGTGGACACATACATACACCCGAGATTAAAACCAAACGAGGCATAGTCTACATGAATGATGGTGATTGGGTAGAGAGCTGCAGTGCCCTGGTTGAGCATGCAGATGGTCGCTGGGAAATCGTTTACTGGAAGAAGATGCTATGAAAGTTCAAAAACTATTACGTAAGATGTACGTGGCCTGTGTGCAACATCAGCATAAAAAAGAAAAGAAACTATGGTTCAAGGCCCTTAAAAAGAGCCTGGCCCATAAACATACTGAAATTATTCAATAATTAAACTCTGGCCCAATGATCGGTATCTGTGTCTGGTGCTGTTTCTGCTGCTCCAGCCTCAGCTATCCAGGCATAGGTAATGCCCTTGTGAACTACCTGATCACCTGGATTATAGGTTACAGTATGATCCCAGGTATTGTTTGCATCTGCTTCTGTAATCTGTGGTAATGGTTGTAAGTCTGCGTCCCAAGATCCCATGTTAACTCCTTATTTTGATGTTGCTCGCCAGGTGCCATCCCACTCGGCTGGTCGGCCTGAACTTAATCTTTCAATCATGTTCAGGTAATAATCCTTGATGGTTACTTCATCATTATTTATCATCATGCGAGCCCAGCGTTCTGCGTCAGCCCAGTTACCACGATAATATTCTTTTAGAAACTCTGCATGCATGTAGGCCACGGTCTGACCTATGGTGTAGATACGAACCCCCTGAGTTTTACCTTTTACGGCTATGGTATCCAGCTCTATGGTGGGGAAACTGCCCTGGACCTGTTCTGCGGTGTCTGCACCAAGGATGATTCGAACTCCATAATTCTTTGATTGACCTTCAAGACGGCTTGCGAGATTGACTGCGTCACCGAGGCAGGTATAGTCAAAACGCTGCTCACTGCCCATATTACCCACAACGACGACCCCGGTATTAATACCCAGGCCCATACCAAAAGCAGGAATACCTTCTTTAGTAATTTCCGCATTAAATGCATCTAGATCCTCCAGCATGTCTAAACCAGTTTTGACGGCATTGATGGCATGTCGCTCGTCATCTAAAGGAGCATTCCAGAATGCCATCTGAGCATCTCCTATGTATTTATCCAGGGTGCCTTTGTTTTGTATGATTCTTTTGGTCATGGCTGTCATGTAGCGATTCATGATGCGAGTCAGTCCCTGCACATCAGCGCCATAGTGTTCGCTTATGGTAGTAAATCCTCGAACATCAGTAAACATGATGCTTAATTCACGGCTATCACCGCCCAGTTTGAGCAGGCCTGGATTCCGCTGCAACTTCTCTACCAGATCCGGACTCAGATAGGTGCCAAACTGCTTCTTGATCTGTAGCTTCTGATTTAACTCACTAACAAACTTAACTGTATAGCTGTGTACATAAACCAACACAAGCCCAATGATTGGAAAGCTAGCATCCAGTAAAAAGGAATATCCTGAGAACAGATACCTAGAGCCCAAATAAATGCCACAGACAATAGCAATAACAGGAATAAAGCCATAGGTCCACCTGGTTAGGAAAATTGATAGAATAGAAAGTAATACCAGTCCTAATATCTCAGCACCATCGGCCCAATCAGGTCTGGATATACTTGTACCTGAGGTAAGTGTGTCTAGAACCGCAGCCTGTACATGATGCGGATACTGTCCACCTCTAGGGGTTGCGACTGGATTATTGAGTCCACGGGCGGTAAGCCCAACGATGACGATACCTCCGTTGAACGATCCTGGGAGGTCCATAACACTGTGCTGAACTGGGGTCGAGCTCCAGTCAACCCAAACACGACCAAGGTTGTCGGTGTTGATTTTTGCGAAGCTGGGGATGCGAACAGCCTGGATTCCGGAAACGGAAGATTTGATCTGGAAGCTGGGATCTCCAACAGCGACTCGCAGGGTTTCAAGACTGATGCTGGGATAGAGCAGGCCTCCACTGGACACCACCATAGGGATGCGACGCACAACGCCATCAATTTCAGGTAAGACATTTACGACTCCTATACCAGCAGCGCTGGTGTTGAACATTTTAATATTGGGTTGAATACCAGCATAATTGACTGTAAAGTTCTGTGCTGGTTCTCCAACTTCACTAACACCAGGTCTGAATGCTAATGACAGTTGTTTATCCGGGACGGCGACTTGTGGTAATACCACAGGATGTCTATGGAAGGTATCAGCCAGGCCAGCATCCTTTCCAAACCTATCAGGATCAGGCATAAAGATATTAAACACGACAAGGCCAGCATCACGAGCGTAAAGATCTTCAATAATGTTTGCATATTGACTCCTTGGAAACGGAAATTGCCCAAGTCTTTCAAGTGCAGCATCATCAATATTAACGACATGGACTCGTTTAGATTGTACCACGGGTTTACTTGTTATCAGTGTATCAAAGTATCTGAGCCTGACTGACTGTACAAATTCTGGGTCTGTGGCTCTGATACCTATGATTAAGCTCAGGGTCAGCAGGGCCAACCAGGGGCTAAGTAATATTTTTTTCATAGTATATTATTGCTTGTTGGTATAATCTTCTATGGCTGACTTGATGGCATCTTCTGCCAGTACTGAGCAGTGTATTTTGACTGGGGGTAGTGCAAGTTCAATTGCGATATCAGAGTTCTTAATGGTCTGTGCCTGAGCCAGCGTCTTGCCCTTGAGCCACTCGGTGACAAGACTAGAACTAGCAATAGCAGACCCACAACCATAGGTCTTAAATTTTGCATCTGTTATGACTCCTTCATGCACTTCAATCTGAAGTTTCATTACATCACCACAGGCCGGAGCGCCAACCAGGCCCGTGCCCACGTCCGGACTGGTTTTATCCAGTACGCCTACATTGCGGGGATTTTCATAATGGTCCAGTACTTTGTCTGAATATGCCATGTTATGCCCCGAAAGATGATCCACAACCACACTTGCTGGTGGCCTGAGGATTTTTTATTTCGAATTGTTCGCCCATGAGACTTTTTGTATAGGCTACCACTGACCCCTGTACATACTGCATGCTCAGAGCATCTACCAGTACTGTCACACCCAGTTGTTCTATGACAAAATCATCGTCATTCTGTAGTTCGTCAAAGGTAAAGCCATACTGAAAACCACTGCATCCTCCGCCCTGTACAAACATGCGAAGTTTTAATTCAGGATTGCTTTCCTCGGCCAACAACTCTGTAATTTTATCTGCTGCAGACTGCTCTATGGTTATCTGGTCCATATGCTATTTATATCAGCACAACCACCAGCGATATATGCCCCAGAGGTCTATGAAACTAAATATGATGTTGTGCCAGAGCATGGCCGGATCACGTCGAAATACATACAGCCCCATGAGATGTCCTGCAAAGAAGGTCAGGAATCCTATGCGGCTGTATTCAAAATTACTGCTGAGTAAAAGAGCACTGCCCAGAAATGTCAGGCTCATGATCCATTTAAATTTTTGATCTTTACTCAAAGAGTCGACTCCATTTTGCTAATTTTTCTCGTTTGGTTATCTCGGCTCGGGTCACATTATTACTATCTATGATGCCCTGTTCAAACAGGATGTCTATCATGCAGATTAGATCGCCAACTTCTTTTTCCAGCTGTTCACGATTGGTTGTTCCGTCACCCGCAGTTAAATACGGAGTATCCAGCCCAAAGCGTATGATCTTGCAGATCTGCTGAGTTACCTCAGCACATTCTTCTGCGGCAATGATCAGCGCTTCGTGAGTTTTGGTGCCCAAGAGAGGACTCGAACCTCCATGACTTGCGTCGCCAGTACCTGAAACTGGTGCGTCTACCAATTTCGCCACCTGGGCCTGTTCCATTAAGCAGTGCCTGCTGTTTTCTTTTCTTGAATTTCTTTGCGACGAGCTCGGACCAGTTTGCCAATTTCGCCCAGTGCTTTACGAGCTCTAGCAGCTGACGCTTTTACGCCTTTGGTTTCAAACTTGTCATTTTCTGCTACATATACTGTTACTTGTTCTACGATCTGATCATGTATCATGTTAAGCCTCCTTGGCTTTGAATAATTTTAATTTTGTTACTCTTTGTAGTCCAGCTGTTATGCGACGCTGAATTTCTTTGGTAATTTTTGCTTTCTCTTTCTTTACTTGAGTCTTATCTACTAGGGATGTTAATTGTTTAACATTAAGTGTACGAAGACGGGGTTTACCACTCTTGTAGGTCATGGGATTGTTATGACGTTTACTTTTGTGTACTTTTGGTCCAGCTGCTGCCATTATTTGGTTCCTTCGGGTGTTAGTTCGCCATCAATGATTTCTTTGAGCGCAGCATTGATGGGTTTGTAGGTCTGTGGGAGAATTTTACCAGCTGCCTTGCAGGCAATGGTGTATTTGCGTTCTATGTCGCGAGCCCGAGCTGCTGCCACCAGAATCAATTTATACTGTTCTTGGCCAAACATTCGAACTGCTCGTTGTACATCTACTCGGGGCGCTTCTTTGGGTTCACCTAGCATTACATGATCATAGTATTTCATTCAAATTCTCCATGTTAAAATAATATTATATGATACTATGGTGTTGCTGTCAATCTTTTAATTTTTTTAGTAACTCACCATGGTCTTTGATAACTTCTTCGAGCTTTTCCATTTTAACACTCCAGTCAATCTGATCAAAGTTACGATCAAACTGATCTGATGCTGGTTTACTCTTGATAAAATCGCCAGTGATATCGTTTTTTGTAGTCATATTAGTATAATTTCGGTGGAAGTTTGTTTTTGCTTACTTCACGTTCCCAGCGTTTGACGGCAGCTGCCTTCTTTTGCTTGCGAGAGGTCGTGGGCTTGACATAATGTTCACGCAACTGTAGTTCACGCAGCAGATTACTAGCTTCAATTTTGCGTTTGAATTTACGAAATGCAACTTCAAAAGGAGCATCACCTACATGGACTGTTGAACCATCCAGGTTATTTTTATTGGGTTTTTTAAATATTTTTTGTGCCATAGTCCTATATTTATATTAAAAATTTACGGGCCATTGCTGGCCCTTCTGCCTGGTATTGTGAGTTACTTGCCATACCAGCTAGTCGAAATGGCGCGTTACGTTCCATTGTCTGGATCTTGCTCACTCAAGCTCAGGGACTACCTGCCCTGAATCAGGTTACTGGCGGAAATGGAGAGATTCGAACTCTCGAAACCTTTCGGTTTGCTTCGTTAGCAGTGAAGTGCCTTCGACCACTCGGCCACATTTCCATTATACAATTATAAGGGATTTTTAGTTAACTGTCAAGCACTATTTTGCTAGCTGAATTGTTTTTGGCGGTGTAATAAGACCAGAACCAAACACCTGATCATACTGTTTGGATAGTTCTTCAACTGGATTGGCATAGGTAACAATGTATTTGTTATCAAGTACAAACTCTTTGTTTTCTGCATAGGGCATCCAACGAGTCATGCCCAGGTTGGCTGGACCGCCATTGGGATTTTGACTTAGATAAACAATACAGGGATTTTCAATGGTAACTGTATCACCACTGTGTTCTACAACATCACCAATTAAGTCTTCGCCTGTGCTAAGGCGCATCAATTTTACGTTCATAATAACTCCAAAAGTGGGGGCCGAAGCCCCCGATTAATTATGTTTAGTCTTTAAGTTTTTCTTTCTCTACCAGTAATTCCTGTACTCGGTCAATGCCAGTGCTGACGGCCGATACTGATCCAATGGCAATCTTTCTGGGTTTTTTAGCCTCGGGTATGATGCGTTCCAGTGCAATGGTCAATAATCCGTTTTTTAGATTAGCGCCAGTGACAATGACATCATCATTGAGTCCAAAAGTGCGAGTAAAGTCTCGGGTAGCAATGCCTCGGTGTACAAATTCAGAATCTTCTACAGGTGTTTTGTTACCTGAGACTGTGAGTTTGTTTTCGGCATATTCAATATCAATTTCAGCTTCGTCAAAACCAGCTACGGCCAGTTCAATGGCATAGTTGATGCTGCTGAGCTTGGTGATATTGTAGGGTGGATAGCCTGAGGTGTTGCGTGATACTGCTTCGGCTACTTGATTTAAATGATCAAAGTGTTCGTCAAATCCAACAAAAAATTTATCAAAGTCCCTGAAACCAGGGCCAAATACAAAAGCGTCTTGTAAAGACATGTTGTTCTCCTTGTTAAGCGAGTTTTATAAAATGGTTATCCCTAAGGCATAACCAGGCTGTTTAAGGTCCGTCCCAGGACCTGATATTTATAGTGCTTCTGGTGTTTCTGTATCAGCGTCGTTTACTGCTTTGAGCAAATCGGCCTGAAGTTTTTCACGATCTGCATCATTGCGATCTTCTTCTGGGACCTGAGGCAGGCTCTGACCACGAATTTTTTCAATCAGCGGTGCTACGGTTTCGTATGGCAGTTTTGCCAATGCCAATAAAATAGCATTTACTTCGTTGATGCTTAGGTCTAATTTAATCATTATTTTGTTCCTTGTAGTTACGTTTCTTACCAATGTTGTACTTGGTCTGCAGGTTCCATTGATTTTTTTCATCAAAGTTCAGTATTTTAATCTGGCTCAATGGTGCCTGATCAGTATATTTATCCGCATCCAGGATCACCAGCAGACCCCAATCAGCCAGCAGTTTGGCTATGCTGTTGCGTCTCTGTATGTCATTTTTGCTAAGATCTGTTGTCTTACCATCCAGTGCAAACAACTCTTTGAAATGCACTATGAAGTAATGTCCTTGTTTGTGCAGGATATGACAGCTCTGATATAATGTATTATCTCTGCGTGAAGCTACACCGATGCGAGTCAGTGTTTCTCGAATCTTCAGGAAATCGTCAGGCTGAGCCAGTTTGACTTCCAGAGGATAGTATTCGAAGGGTAGGTCCAGATTAAAAAAATCTGTGATCATTATTCGCCACCTTTGTTCAATCGTTTTTTCATTAAAATAATCTGATCGGGAGTAAATAGAGGTAATACCTGGCGAGCTTTATGTATGCTATAACCATGATATTCTTGAATCACCTCTAACACTTCAACCGTTTCAGCTTTGATCCACTTGTTGTATCTTTTGCGTGGTCTAATAGTATTTATAAGAAAATCGAATTGGAGTTTGTAGTCCAGATGATGCCGAGCGTTCATTTCATTGGCATAAATCACGGTATCTGCACCAAAACTCAATCCACGATTAACAAAGAAGGCTTCTTTTTTACACTGTTCCTCGTTGTCCTCAGTGATTAGGTCTGTCTGATGGGCATTGATGGCATTGATGATATCCCAGGGGCTTACCCGAACTTTCTTATAGACTTCTTCGGTAATTTCCCTGGGCTTTTCGACCCCTAATAGATCGCCTAGCATTATTTAAACTTTACAGCTGCCATGATCTCAGTCAGGCAGGCTACCAGGTTAATTTCAGCATCGGCTACAAAAGCTGCCTTGTACTGATAATCAGCCAGCAATAAAACCAGCTGAGGAACAGTTTCAACATGCTCCACCAGGGTATCATAGAGCTTACGGAATATGGTGGCAGGGTCATTGTCTATGTTGTTGACCACCCAGGTGCGCATTTTCTTAAAGTCCTTGTCTCGCAGACTGTCTACCAGTTCCTTGACATTGATGTCCTGTAGATTTACCAGCACACCTTCGTCTATGTAACCACCCACACTGTAGCGTTGCAGTTCATTCAGCACTCGACGATAGTCTGGAAAATATCGTTCTACTAACTTGGCTACAGCCTTGTCATCATAACGTATGCCTTCGGCAGTTAGAATCTCTGTGGCGCGTTTGAAGAATGCTCCGGCAATTTTAGGTCTTTCGGCCTTGGGTAACTTGTATTCTATGACCGTGGTTCGGCTATGCAGTGGAGGAATGATCTTATTCTTAAAGTTACAGGTAAATATGAAACGACAGTTGCCTGAAAACTCTTCGATAAAACCACGCAGTGCAGGCTGGAATGCCCAACTTAAATAGTCAGCCTCGTCAAAAATAACAACCTTGGTCCTGCCATTGAAGCTGACCGTGGATGCGAATCCCTTGACCTTGGTTCTTAGTACATCGATGCCATTGTCCTGACTACCATTCAGTATGATGTAGTCAGCCTTGAGCTCTTCACACAGTGCTCGGGCAACTGTGGTCTTGCCCATGCCGGCTCCGCCACATAATAACATGTTGGGGATTTGACCCTGATCCAGGAACTGCTGAAAGGTTGCTTTAGTTGCTTCGGGTAAGATACAGTCTCTGATGGTCTGTGGGCGATACTTCTCCACCCACAGAAATTGCTCGCGGTTTGCTTCCATGATATAAACTCCAGATTAGATTGTAGATTTTGGATCTAGTGCTAACCAGTATTGAGGTACTTCGGTACTGGTGCTGGCAAAATGCAGGAATTTCTTCTTGCTTACTGCCACAGCATAATCTGCTGGTAGGATCTGGAAATTCTGAATTTCTAAGATGGCTTCAAAAGTCTGATCAGTAGTGCCCAGTGTTTTCTTCCAGGTCACAGTACGAGCCTTGCCTGCTACTTCCCAGGTTGCCGTAGTACCATCGCCTTTGATGATGATGCTTTCGGCATTACTGATGCCAATGGCCTTTTTAATCATGATGACTTCGGCTGCTGTCAGATTGAATGTATAATGCTTGTCTAATTCAATGCTCTTGCCTGCTGGAGGTGCAATGATCACACTTGGATCAGCATAGCGATATTCAAAAGTACTGCCATTGCTTGAAATGGTCAGACTATTTTCACCAAATTCAACTTCCTGATTCTCCATGTAGGATAACAACGCCAAGAAGCTGTTTAGGTCATATATACAGGCATCGACTGGAAACTGATCTGGCACTGTGGCCTTGGCAAAGATGCTTTGCATAGGACTTAGTATGGTTAATTCTGAACCAGGATAGATGCGAATATTATTGCTAATGGTCGCATAATTCTGCAGAATGTTAATGGTTTGCTTGCTAAATTTCATTACAAAACTCCTTCTGGTTTATCAATACTACTATTATAAGATGACCCTTGTACAGAGTCAATAACTTTATTCAGAGACATGCACAAGTCTGCTATGTCACTGTCATTATGTACTACAAAATCTTCACCTTGGCTTACCCAGGCCCATTCGCTGGCATGAACACCTGGCCATAATCTATCCATTTTTACTGCGTCACCAGTACGAGCCAATTGCCACCAGTAAGGTAATGCACCACGCTGTAGTCTGATGATTGAACCACCAGCATTCTTTATGGCCCAGATCTCGTTGGCAAAACGAACATCGCTTATGACTGTGTTGTGTGTTGTGTTCATTAATTTTCGTTCCAGGCTGGCCACCCAGATGTCATTGCTAAAATTATCTCGGCACACATCTGTACCGAAAAACTGGAGGACCCAACGCGGGGTAAGGTGAGGGATACCCAAGCGTTCGGCCCACCAGTCATCGACCTCTTCTCTCCAGGCTCTGGACTCTGCGGTCTGGCCCTGAAGTAATTCTCTGTCCCAATGGAAAATGTTGCTTACTGCATCTTTAAGTGTATTGGCAAAACTATCACGTTTAAAATCCCAGGCAGTGACCAGATGGTCTGCTGCAGTGTCTTTGCCGCTACCTATTAATCCTACAAAACCAATGATCATTTACAGACATCCTTGTTATATTTACGAATCCAATCCCGCTCCCACATGCAGGCATAGGCATCATCTTTGATCCAATCTTCCTTGGCCCAGCGGTCAAACTTGGCCTGACGCTCTTTTGAATGAAAACCAGGATTGGGTTGATCTTTTATTTTATCTACTACCCATTCACCGGCAGTATAGATTGCAGTCAGGGGACTGGGATTAATACCTGAATCAGCAGCGGCCGCTGGGACCGCTACCAATAATAGGATATTAATAATCCTGCGCATTATCTACCACAGCTGGACCCATGCCCGCTGCCGAGAACTGGCGCGTTACACTTTGGCTTACATCGGTATTAATCATACCATGATCGCCTGTGCTAGGCTTGTTCTGTGTGTCCATCTCATATTCAGGCATGCTAACCTCTTGATTTTCTTCGGGTTTATCTACCTTGTTATATAGGTCCATGAAGGCTGATTTCGTCTCATTATCAAAGCGATTAATACATAATTCAATGGCCTTGATACGGTTCTTACGGAACATGCTATAAGCCTTGACGATGTGCAACAACCTACGGGTACTGATAATTTCATCTACGCCACCTTCGGCATAGGTTTTACGAATAATATCAGCCCAGGTTACCAGCAGATTAGCAAACTCATTGTCTACTGTCTTGAGTTCGGCCATCTTGTTCATGATGATTTCTTTTTCTACTTTGGTGCCAGGAAATTCTTGCTCAACTGTTATGGCAAATCGTTCCAGGAATGCCTCGTCCAGAATCTGTGCAGCAATAAAACGACCATCATCAGTTCCACGGCCTTTGGTATTGGCTGTGGCAATGATATTGAAACCTGCAGCTGGATGCACTACTTCGCCAGTCTTTTTATTAAAGTATGGTTTGCCTTCTAAGATGGCCTGCAGACACATTAATTTATTTGAACCACGGTCACATTCGTCAATAAGTAAAATAGCTCCGCGTTTCATGGCCAGCAATACTGGACCTTCACGATAAACTATATTACCATCTACCAAAGTATTACCGCCAATAAGGTCATCTTCGTCGGTTTCTACTGAAACGTTTACACGTACACATTCACGACCTAGATCAGCGCAAACCTGCTCTACCATGGTGGTCTTACCATTACCAGACAATCCAGTTACAAATACTGGATAAAAGATATTGCTTGAAATGATGCTTTTCATGTCCTTGAAAAAACCAAAAGGCACATAATTTTCATCGCGACCTGGAATCATGTCGTCCACAGTTGTCTCCAATTTTTTCTGACGTAGCATGGGAACTACGGCCATGGCAGGCTGGGCCACTGGAGCCTCGACCTGCTGTTTGGGTTTAAGATTATACTTACCACGACCAACTTTAAACTCAGCTGAGTCAATGATAAATCTAGGAAATGGAAGACTCTTGGTTACTGCATATTCTTCCACCTGACGGCGAGTAACTATCTCACCAAATTTACTGCTCAACTCAGTTAAGAATTGATCTTGTTCTAATTTACTCCACTTGCTCATAATATAACTCCTCACCAGTTAATTAATTATACAACCATTATATAGGAACGATACTGAATGTCAAGCCTTTTAGGCAATCATCTGTATAAAACGATTCAAAAGTACTCGGTTCAGAACCTTGCCTCTCTGAAGCTTACGAAATGCCCGACCTATGTCCTTGACATTGGCATCGGCTGCTACTTCAAACTCATCATGAATGCTCATGTCATTTTTAACTATGTAATACTCACTGTATCCTGCCTTGGTCAGAACAGCTACCCGATCTTTTTTAAACTGTTCCATGATGCGTTCTTCATCTCGTATGTTGCTGGCATCGGTCCAGTCGGTCTGTGCTCGCATTTCGGACTGAACTGTATTACGAACATTATTGGTCAGATAAAAACCAACTATGTTACAGCCCGTGACCATTCTCATTATTTCTAACAGAGCCACGTTTAGACTCTTGCTGGCCTGACGACCTCGGAGTTTTACCTGAAGCTTGGTGCGGCTATCTGTGATAAATGAATTACTGCGCCAGCCGCTATCAATATAGGCATAGCGTTTGTCCTGTACTCCATCGTCATAGTAGCCATTGCCGGCTTTGATACACTGATCACTTTCGCCATCGGTCAGGATGACCATGTTGACAATCTCAGCACCAGTACGAGCCTTGAATCTTTCGAACACATTGCGGCTCAGCAACACCGTACTGTTCAATGGAGTGCTGTGCAGATGCTCGCAGGCTGGCATGCTACCTGACCAATTATAGTCATAGGTATTGTTATAACGGCCCTGGTTATTCTCCCAGGTCTTCTTGATCATGCAAAGGTTCTGCACCATTTTCTTATAATCATTGGCACTCATGATGTTGCTAAAATACTGCTGCAGTCTAAAATCATTATCTGTGATGGACAGCTGACCTTCGACATGAGCACCTCGGCGTAGCTGAGCCTGTTCCTGATAGATCTTGGTAGGACTTCCATCCTGCCAGAACACTCGGTTGTCATTGGTAAAACCATACACCTCGAATGGAATGTTTACCTTGCGACAAAATTCCACCAGGATCAGGATCTGCTCTATGACACCAGCAATGCTGTTGGACATGGAGCCTGACATATCATAGAACATGACCAGTCCGTGATTCTTGCCCTTGGGTATGCTGGTTACTTTAAGGAATAGGTCTTCGCTAAATTTATACTTGAACAACTGATCAACATCAATCTCACCGCTTTTGCTTACCTGAGCACGACTCAGTTGCTGAGCATTGCGACGCAATTCAAACTCTTTGACCAGGTAATTGATGAATTTAAGATTCTTTAATCTAAAGGCTGCATATACTTCGGCACGACGAGCTTCTTGCTCTGGTGTAAAGTTATGCAGGCTCAGCATGGTTTTATAATTCCATACATAAGGGTTAGCATCATATTCGCCCAGAGTATAGTAATTATAGGGCATGGATTTTTCATCTAAAAGATCTTTTTCGCGATCTCTAAAAGCACGATCAGTTAGGCTTTCGGGCTCTGTCATGTCCTGATATTCGTCGGTTAGATCTGAGTTTTGATTCGGAGCAGCATCGGCTTCCTGTTGCTCAGCGTCTGAGCCTTTGCCTTGGTCGTCCTCGGTCTGTTCAGTCTCTAACAGATCGCCTTCGGATTTCATCTGCTTGTCCTTGAGTTCTTCCTCGGCCATCTTATACAGACGCTTGGCTATGTCAACTACCTGATCCCAGGTTTCAACAGCTTCAATTTCAGTAATAAGATTTTGTTCAGTTTCGGTAAACTCTAGATTAAGAAAAGCACCTACCTTAAAGTGTAGATTGATGCGGTCAATGAATAGGAGATCATCGAGATCTGCATCATTTACACCAAAGAAGTCTTTTTCATACAACTCTTTATAGGCAGCATAGAAATTTTTACGAATGCCTGGGTATTCACGCTTGATGAGTTTTTCAATGCGAGCATCTTCCAGAACATTTAAGAAGCCTTTGAAGTGATCGTCAAAATCTTTGTCCTGAATCTGGTCGTGCCAACCAACAGCCGGAGTATATAAAGCATGACCAACTTCATGACCAGTTAATAGGTCATAAAGGTCGCTGCTCATGTCTTTCCAGGTAGGTAATGCAAGCAGTCTATTTTTGGTATCAAAATAGGCCGTGGGGATATTTTTGTGCTGAACCGTTAGGTTTTCTTTGGCCAGGAGTCTGGCCAAGATACTTTTACTTTGTTTGATATCCATTAATTAAGTCTCACCTTATTAAACATACAACCATTATATAGTAACGATGCTTGATGTCAAGCACTTAATCCCAGTAATTACCAGCTGCGGCATAATAAGAATTGGTCTTAACACCATCCATCCAGGCCCAGGAACCGTTATTCAACTTATCCATGACCTGACGATTCATCCAGACCATAGCCTGACTTGCGCTCTCAGCTATGACCTTGTGTTCTTCTTTACCTACCATAAAGTAATATGTCTGTCTTTTCATCTTTGGTTCCTTTTTAATTATCATACAAGTATTGTATAGGAACGATCCAAAAAGTCAAGCATTTTAGGTGTCTAAAAAATAGACACTTTCTATATCTGGTCAACCTTATATTATAGCAGAAAACACGCAGAAAGTCAAGCCTGCTAAGTCATTGATTATTAAGGAGAGTTTAAAAATCAGGGTCTACCTAAACTCTGAGTTTAGATGCAAAGGTATTTTTAAACTGAAATGGTGCTCTCAACGAGAATCGGACTCGTGATTCGTCCTTACCAAGGACGTGTTATGCCACTTAACTATGAGAGCCTGGTTTAGTCCTTGTTGGTCCACCAGTCTTCCCAGGGGAACACAATCCAATCGTCGCAGGCAGAATCCATGAGCAATTCACCATAGTAGTCACAGTCAAAACAACTGGTGCATTTTTCCAACATGGTGGCATATAAGAATATCTGATTAAAATATTCACCATCAACAAAATCTTTAATGGCCTTGAGTGTGGCACCTGAGTCATTGATGTCATCAACAATTAATACACTGCCACCAACTTTTTCAGCATCCAGGTAGGCCTGACTGAGCATTTCACTATCGTCTGGGCCAAACTCCTGAGCATTGTTGCGATCTCTGAGACTGTAGTCCAGTATGTACAGGGGCACATCATAATAATGGCTCAGCATCACAGCTGGTGTTAGTCCGCCTCGCACTATGCCAACTACAGCAGCAATCTTACGGTTATCTTTCTGTAAATGACGGACTATGTTGGCTACCAGTCCTTCGCTTTCTTTACAGCCAATATATCTTTTCTTTGTAATCATAATTATCCTTGCGCTATGCGACTAAAATTCTGATACTTCTCAAACTTAATAACACTACGGAACTTGTCAAATAAAACATCACCCTTGTGACTGATAACAAACACATTGGTATCATCGCCCAGGGTATTCAAAATGTTCATTAAATAATCCGTGGCATTATGATCCAGACTGCTGTCAAACACTTCGTCCAGCAACAATAAATTGGTGCTGGCACTGTTCTTCATCTTGGCTATGGTACGCCAGGTAAAAAGCAGAGCCAGATCGATGCGTTGTTTTTCACCTTCACTAAAACTTGCATAGGTAAAATCATCACGGTGGCGACTTTTGATGGTCTCATTAAACGCCTCGTCCAGCTCAAAACTAACAAAAAAGTCCATGGCGGCCAGATACTTGTTGACCAGTTTATTAATCACAGGCAGATACTGACGCACAATTTTTGTCTTGATACCAGTATCTTTTAATAAACTGCTGGCTATGTCCTGATAGTATTTTTCTTCGTTCAGTGTGGTCTTTTCGCTGACCAGTGTCATGACTTCTCGAGCCATGGCTCGTAATTTTTGCTTTTCATCATCCAGATTGCTGGTATCGTCTTCATCGTGTAATTTTTCTTCCTGCAGCTTCTGTATGTATTTCTGTCCGGCTATGACCTGATGGTTATAGCTGATGAGATTGTCCTCGGCCGTGCTGATACCACTCTGTATCTGTACTATGTTGTCAATCTTGGCATTGATGCCCTGCATCTGAGCTTCCAGAGCCAGTATGGCTGTTTGTAGCTCGGCTTCTTTGGCACTGTGCTCAGCCAGAGCTTTTACTTTTAAATCGTCAGTCAGAGCCTGATCACAAGTTGGGCAATTATCATGTTCCTGATAAAATTTAATATCAGTCTGAGTCTTGTTAATTTTATCTCGCAGTTGTCGGCTAATTACAAACATTTCATCTTTGTCACCATAGACCTTTTCGGCATCGGCTATGTTGGCCTGCAGGCCCATGATTTCTGCTTTGATTAAATCAACCTGTATGAGATGCTGGTTGATTTCTTCTTCGGTGATCGCAATGCGCTGATCAACATCTGCACTGCGTTTCTGCTGACTTTCTTTCAGAGTGCGAATGAATTCATCCTGCAACTTGACCTTTTCTTTGTGTACTTCGATGTCGCCATCCATCTGACGAATGCGATCTGCCAGCTCTCGACCCTTGTCCTTGAGTATGCTGTTCATGACACTGAAGATACGAATGTCCAACAGATCCTCGATGATTTCACGACGATGACTGGGTGGCAATTGCATGAATGGTGTAAAGCTAGCACTTCCCAAAATTACAATCTGAGTGAATGATTTATAATTAAGTTTTAGAATATGCTCTTCTAAAAACTTCTGAAAGTCACGACTATCAGCTTCCTGGTTGAGCTGTACACCATCCACGAGTATTTCAAACCTAGCAGGTTTGTGGCCTCGGATAATCTTGTATTGCTTGCTGCCAATCTGAAATTCTAATTCTACTTCTAGATTTTTCTGATTAATTGAATTTAATAACTGTGGTTTACTAACATCTCTGAACCCCTTGTTAAACAGGGCAAAGCAAATAGCATCCAAGATGGTACTTTTACCTGCGCCATTTTCACCAACAATCAGGGTAGTTGTCTGACGATCTAACTGTACGCTGATGCCAGCATTGCCAGTCGAAAGCATATTCTTCCAGCTTACGCGTTTAAATTGTATCATAGTGTCTCAGTGTGTTGAGCTTCTACATAGAGTTCTTTGAGCAGATTTTTAATCCTGGGCTTATCAGCATCAGTTTCAACTCCGTCAACAAATCCATTCAGTAGGCTAATGGTATCTTCTAGGTTGATGTCTTCGTCGTCCAGAGCGTCAGCTTCAAACTCGCTGAAGTCCTCGATGATCTTTAATTCTAATATATTTTCCTTGTAGAGTCGATCCATGAAACAATCATACTTGTAGAAGTCTGTCTTGTTAATTATGACTAACTTGACCAGTTTATCTTTGAATAAACCAGTATCAATCTGGTCTGGATCTATGCGAGTATCGTCATACAGATACTTAAAGAACATTTCATTGGGATTGACTATGAGTTCCAAGTCCAGTGTGTCGGTGTCCAGTATGCTAAAGCCTCGGGGATCGTCATAGTCATTCCAGGTCAGTCCATAGGGGTTACCTGTATAGGTTATGTTGCCCTGAGTGCTGCGATGATGAAAGTGTCCGCTATAAACATGATCAAAACGATCAAACAACTTGGCATCCATGCCGTGTTCATTTAACTGGCCCTTGTACATGCTAAAACCGGCCAGTTCCAGATGACTAAACATTACTGGAGCCGTTGTAGTCTGTACTAATTGCATGGCGTCTGCATAGTTGTCTGAACAGATCCAGGGCATCATGACAAATTTAAAATTGTCCAGAGTTACTTCGGTTGGGGCTGAATAGGTAGTTACTCTGTCATAGTCACTTAACAACAGATGTGGGCTATTTACATAATTGGTGTTCTTAAAATAAGTATCATGGTTGCCAGCTATGAGATGGCAATCTATGCCTAACTCTTCTAGTCGATCAAAGAAGTATTCACGACAACTTTTAAGTATGTAAAAATTTATGTACTTGCGACGATCAAAACAATCGCCCATGTGTATGATGGTCTTGATACCACGTTTTACTAGCTCTGGGAAGAACACTTCGTCATAGAATTTACGAAAGTACTGATCAAAGGGTATGCTGTCGCCTCGGGCTCCAAAATGTGTATCAGTTATTATGGCTAATTTCAACGTTGTCTCCCTGAATCAGTTTAAGTCGATTCAGTTCCATTTTGGTTAATAATTTTTCGTGCTTGAGTTTGGCCAGATGCTGGTCATTGATGTAGTTGCTGTGGCCCTGGATTATTTGCTCGTCTAATTGACGATGCTGCTGTTCTAACTGAACGATTTTTTGCAGGCGATATCCCTGATGATAGATCCGTTGTTGCATGAACCATCTCCTTATTTTGCGTTATAATAAGTTGAACGGCTCTTAGGAGTTTCCCACCATTCAATCATGTCTACTCTGACTCCCAACTTGTTCATTTTAGCATCAACCAAGTCAGCCATCCATTTACTTAAATTCTCAGATGTTGGAACAAAATCCACAATCATGAATCCTTCATAATATTCATATTCAGGTGTATTAGGTTCTAGGTCACCCAGATAGATCTGATGCCCAGCTACATGAGTAGTATCAGGAACATAGACTGGAATTAATTTACGGTCACCAATGATCTGGTTGTACAATGGATCTGCACGATCCAGAACAAACTGATGATCAACATAGGTATTGATCCATTTCTTTAACCACTCTAGATGTCTGAAATCTGTTACCATGCCTGTAGCATCTAGTTTACAAATCTCATCTTTATTGGCCAAATGAACCTGCAACTTACCTTCATGACCATGCAGATGTCTGCAGGCACACTTTAGATCTGCTGCATACTCACCATTGAGTTTCTGTGTCCAAACTCTGTGTCCATAACAAAATTCAAATGTCTTATCAATTACCCATGCCATATTCTGCCCTCTCCGCTTTTTTATGTTCTGCTAATGCTACACGTTGTCTTAGTTCACTGCTGCTGAAACTATGACGACGTTTGTTATAATGGATTTCTGTATCAAAATCTTTGCCAGTAAAATCTTTGTCTTTGTATTCTTCACCAACAAAGCGTACATCTATTCTATATGATAACAATAGGTCTGTCAATTCCTTTTCGGTAGCATAGGGAATAATTTCGTCAACATACTTGCAGGCCTTGAGTTGTTCAAAACGTTCAAATAGACTCTGTATGGGTTTATTCTTTTCGGGACGATCAATGGTTGGATCTGATTGAACTCCTACAATTAAATAATCACAGTGCTCTTTGGCTTCTTTGAGCATCATTAAATGACCAGCGTGAAACAGGTCGAATGTACTGCAGGTAAATCCTATTTTCATGGTTGCACCGTATTGATGTCTAAAAGTAAATCCAACATTTTATTGCAGTTTAAATAATGATTCTTGATGGTATCCTGAGCTATGCTCAGAGCCTGGGCATACTTGCCTGGATTGTTCATTCTGTCAGCAATAAATTCAGTTAACTGAGGTTTATAAGCCACATAGTTTTCATAGCTGCTGGTCCAGACACTGGGATACAGGAACTCTGCAGGATACATTTCGGCATATGAACATCTGTCAGGTAACACTGGAATGGTTCCTGCCAGCACGGCTTCCATGATGCTGATGCCTAGATTTTCATGCAGGGCACAACTAAAGATTATGGCACTGGATGCCAGCTCAGCATAATAGCTGTCTTTGTCCAGTCCCATTTTAGCAGTTATAACCACATCAAAATCAGTCTTTAGGTCCTCGGCTATGTCAGGTTGCTTGTCTGCATTATATCTATGAGGCCAAATTACTTTATTATCTTTGACGATGTCTCTGAGTGCTTCTAATTTAGGTATGATGTATTCATGAGGCTGACCACTTCTATGGGCCTTGTATGCATCTTTGATGTCCAGGTTTTTTAAGAACATGTCTCTGTGGAAGTTAGTAGCATACCAGTTATAATCACAGGCATAATACCAGGCGCGTTCCTGATGTGGTGGCCAATCCTTCTGCATCTTCATGCCCAGTATGTCAGTTGGGTCATAATGACCTGCATGCCAGATGCCATGAATCTCCACAGGAATTTCCAACAGGTCAGACATGTAGCGAATAGCTGTAATGGCAAAATTCCAGGCATCGGTTACCAGGAACTTATCACCAGCTTTAACATCGCCTCGCATAAAGCGTTCAGATATGTTCTGAATCTGCGAAGCCTTGTAGATATTAGTTGCTGCAAAGTCCAGGAATGCTCCAGCAGTTGTTCCATTGGTGGCACCTCGGCCTTCAATGGTAACCAATTCAACTGGATCTAAATCTAATTCACTGACTCTGTCGCCAATGATGCGTGGCAGATTTTCATACCACTGCTTGGTATAACGACTGTCAATTGGTTCTATGGGTACTAAATAGATTGTCTTCATTTATTCTCTCTATGTCAGATTCTTCACAATAATCACCGTACTGTATTTCTATGATATGCAGGGCTTCTTTACCGCCATTGATTAACTGATGCCAGGCATTGCGTGGTACATGCACGTAATCACCAGTATATAATACTTTAGCCTCGCTGTCAATGATACAGCTGCCTATGCCTGATCTAACGAACCATAGTTCATCTCTGAACTCATGACTCTGATAGCTTAGACAATGGTTGGGTTCAACCACAATTTCCTTGAGCTTGCATTTTGGATATTTTTTAAGTATGTCAAAATGCCCCCAGCTGCGTTCGGTTCTTTCATATTGCCAATCCTCCAGAATCCAACGACTTGAATTCATTTTATTGTCACCACCAACACCAAACGCAAATTCTAACAGGGGATCTTCTAGATCCTGTTCGGGCACATTACCTTCGGTTCGGTCACCGCCATTGGCAAATATGATCTTGGTGCCAGGATAGGCTTTGCGGACCTGACGAATTAAATCACGACTGCTGTTATCGCTGTCATCGAATTCCCAGACCTGATCTACACCTTCTAGGGCAGCTAGTATGGCCAGACGTTCATGCATGGGCATGAATGGTCGACCTTTTTTCTCAGTTAACCAGTTATCTGAATTGGCGCCAACAAATAATAGTTCACCCAGCTGTTTAGCTGCTTTGATGTAGGCAATATGACCTGAATGTATGGGGTCAAATCCGCCTGTGACTATGACTATGCTCTTAGGAATTCTCATGATTACTTCCTGTGTAGTGTTGCATGCGTGGTTTATACTGCAGTATGGCTCCATTTTCACCATCTTCACTTACTTCAATTTCAATGTCTCGACCTGCATAGCGATCTATGATCTGGCTGAGCAAATTGTCCGCAATCATTTCACAGCTCTTATAGTTGAGTTCTAGAATGTTGCCACTGTACAGGGATTCCAACCAGCGTTTGAATTGTATGAATTCAATTTCTCTGTCGTCGTGCCACACAACGATGCGCACCCTGAAATGAAACATATGGCGATGAGGATTAGCCAAAAACGATACATCATATGCATCTCCGGTTTTTAATTTTGGATCTGTTGCAGCAGCTGGATAGCAGTGTATGCCTTCCTTCTGAAAACGAACTTCAATCCATTTGTTTATAACTCCTGCTCCACTGTGTGTCATGCAAATAATCCTCCAAGGGTTATGGGTTCAACATATTCCTGTACGGCTTCCGAGGCCATGTAT